TCGATCGTTTAATACTAACGCCATGTTATTCCTATGCTAATCTTAAGATAGCATTAGATGCGTCAGCTGTTGGGAATTGAATTGTAAAAGTTCCACTTGTACAAGTTTTGTCCCCACCGAAATTCAACACACATACAGATTTATTACTCTCTGAACTGTTATAGATCAAAGCGCCGTAAGCTGTAATAGTTGCTGAAGTCCAAGACGTATCTGCGAAATCACATACCGCAGTTGTTCCATCTGCTACTGGTGTAACACTTGTTAAAGTATTTCCACCTGCTGAATAGCCAGTTCCGGATACTTCGTTAGTTGCTGTACCATCCCCATAAGTAGCTGTTCCAGCAGCTAAAGATGATGAGTTTGTGTACAAAGCAATTTTAAAAGTATCACCACTGGAAGCAGTAAAGTTATGCGTTCCTTGTAACACCTGAGTTTTAAAACTTGTTGTTACTAATGATGATGATATTGCCATTTTATTGTCCTCCTTCTATTGGTCCTGATGGACCAGGTTTACTATAGCCTGGTAAAAATGATGGACGTGGCATTCTAATAACCCCACTTTGATGTTCATCACGTCTTCCGCGACCCATTTGTTGCGCAGCGACTTCTTGTAAAGCCATTTCATACGATTGATTGTAAATTTGCAGCATTTCTGCTGGACCTTTCAAATATTTGAAAGCTTCGACAAGGCAGCCATACAACATAAGTGCAGGTGCGTTATCACCAAGCCAAGTATTGCTGTTAGTAGAAGTTAATCTGTCGGGTAATTTAATTAACCCTACTTCTACATAATTAGCAGTAGCTGGCGTTGGAACTACATATATAGTATTATAATCCCATTGTGAATAATATTTTGGTGTTCCTGTAGAATCTCTATCTGGCCAATATTCATTCATAAATGTCACGTCTCTTTGTTCTAGATAGGTTCTATCTCCTGTGCCAGCAGCTGGATAAATCATAACACTTCTTATAACAGAAAACTGAGTAGGAACTGTAGTTCCTCCACCAGGTAAAGTTATAAAACCATTTCCTACTGTAAAATTAGAATATTGATAAGATCTAAAAACTGGTAAATCTACATCTCTTAAAATTTTGTTTTCAGTGTGCTCAATAATATCATCGACAATAGTATCAGTTAAAACATCACTAGATGTTTCAGTGTAATCTCTTATTTGTTGTACTAATTCAGTATATGTTGTCATGCACTCACCGTAGTAGGTCCAATAAAAACCACATTTCCTCCACCTGGACCACTAGCAGTGGGAGTAGAAGTAATTGTTATATTAATAAAATCATCACTTACACTTGTTGGAGTAAATCCTGAAGCAGACATTAGTTCAGAAGGGGGTACACCAAAACGATCAGTTCCAGTTACACCCATTCCTTGAAATTGCGTAGTGCTACCTTCAGTACCACTATTAGCTGCATCCCAAAACATAATTGTATCAGAAGTTGTATAAGTATTACCTGGGTTAAAAATAGAAACACTTTTACTTCCAGCTGTAAATCTAAAAGGATTAATAGGAAGCATTTGTGTAGTTACTGGTGCAACACGTGCAGGTCTTGGATGTTCTAACGCTTGAGGATCGGGAGAATGTTCATGAGGCATTAATTGAGGTGCCTTAGGTTCATACTCACTTGTATGTACCCACATACCATTCCATTCTTCTACCATTTCATTATAGGGAAATTGTAATCCACTACGATCTGAAATAGCTATTGCATATTTTCCTTTAGCGTAAGCCATTTACTATACTACCATTTACTATCGTTTGGTCCAACCCAATGATATTTACCACCTTTTTTGGCAGCACCCATTCCTTGAGCTGTTCCACTAATAGTCCCTTTAGAAATTTTAATTTCTTCTCCACCTAGCTCTCTATTAGTTCCAGTTGGTGCATTTCCTTTATCAGTTGCTGCTCCAACATTTTGAATAATAGAAGGTGTACTTATTTGACCTCTACCATAATGACCTATTTTTTTTGTAGATGCATCACGAGTATTTGCTTGTTTATTCCATCGTGGGTTACTCATTAGTCCTCCTTTTTACATTCACAGTTTCCACAACTGCATTGTCCACCACAGCATGATCCGCCGTTGCTACAATGACATTCATGGTCACAATGTTTACATATTGGCATATTTACCTCCTATGGTATATACGCTTGCGCCGGTTTAACTCTAAACGAGACTCTTTCTCGGTTAGCATCAGCGGTTCTCTCAAATTCTTCATCATATACCGCTTTTAATCCCGCAACCATTTGCGGGGCTCTTTTTAAAGAAATATAATAAGCTAATCCTGAAACTAAACAAGGAAGAAAATAGAATGGTACATCTGCATTATTTGAATATGCACCTGCATCCATAATTCTATTTACGTAAAAATATTTCATTATGTAAGCTTTATCCGGATTAGGATAAACAAATAATGTCATATCATATTCTGGTCTTCCAGAATTACTTCCACCAGCTGTAGTTACTTGACCATTAATTAAACAGTATTGAGTAGGTCTAGCATCACCACTATTAGTTTCTCTCTTTCTACTTAAATTCATATATTCTGTTCTAGAAATTTTAGTAATTGCAACATCTGTTGTATTACCATCTCCATCTAAATTTGCAGTTGCATTAGATGTCGTTGTAATTGTTGCATCAATAATATCTACAATTTTCTGATCAATAGAATAATAATTAGTTCCTGCTACCATAGTAGTAGTTGCATAATCAATGGTCCATAAATTTAAACCACGATTAGCCCAATCAGAAAACATAAGATTTAATGATCTTCTAGCGGTTTTTAAATCATAACCACTTCTTACTTCAAGACCACATCTTTCAAATGCTTCTTCTATAATTTCCTCTATTGAGAGGTTAAATGTTCTGCTACCTGAATAAGCCATTTAAACCTCTAAGAGATAGCGTCGTATTCTTTTATAAACTCAATAACTATAGCAGCGCTATCACCATTGGTTACGGAAGAAAAATTAATATTTACATCCCCTGAATAATTAGTCGCTTTTGTATTTTGTAAAGTTCCAATAGAGCCAAAATCCATATCGTCAGATGTGTCACATACCCATGCAACTGGATTTGTTCCACTGTTATCCCATTCTACTAAAAGTGGTTTAGTAGGGCTAGAGACACTAGAACTCCACCATATTCTATTTATATTGATATAAGTACATGCTGTTCCATCAGCTCTTGCGTTAAGTGCGGATGCATCAACTTTAAAAGTTTCAGCTGTAGTTGAAGCTATTGTAGCTGTAAACGAATAGATAGCTTTTCTATCTCCGTCAAATAATTTTTT